AACAGCCCGAGGCTTTGAAGCCCCACTCGCCGCGGCTGACGTCTGATTTGACTTCGCGAAGTCGATCACCGCTTTCATGGCCGCGGCATAGCCTTCGCCATAGGCTTCTTGTCGGATGATATCGATCCGCTCTTGCAGTTGAGTGAGCGCCGTCCTTGGCATGGAGCATCCCCTATGTTCGCGGGGATGCTTGTTATCCGGCCATCAGATGTCAACCCTGCAGAGCAGTCGCGCTTCGGCCTCGCGCCACTATCGAAAAGATAACCCGATGCCCGCAGGGCGCCCAAGCCTGTATCGCAAGGAATACGCAGAGCAAGCACGAAAGCTGTGCCTGTTGGGCGCCACCGATGTGGAGATGGCTGATTTCTTCGGCGTGAGCGAGCCAACGTTGATCGCTTGGCGCAAAGCGCACCCGGAATTCCTTAAGTCCAGCATCGCGGGGAAGCTACAGGCCGATGCAGAGGTCGCAGACAAGCTCTACCATCGAGCGCGCGGCTATTCGCACGACGCGGTAAAAATCTTCATGCCAGCCGGGGCGAGCGAGCCGGTCTACGCGCCATACACCGAGCATTATCCGCCGGATACGCAAGCCGCCTCACTGTGGCTCCGCAATCGCCAGCCAAGGAAGTGGCGCGATAAGACTGAGACCGAGCACACGGTGACATTTGCTGAACTCAGTGATGACGAGCTCGAAGCCGAGCGTCGGAAGCTTCAATCCAAACGCGAAGCTGCTGGAGATTGAACGTGAGCAATGGCGGCGGGAATGCCGGCGCCGGTTGCTGCCGTGGTGCATCGAGGAACGCTCAGGACACGATCAGGCCCCCGCACGTCACCACCGACTGCTGATTGACCATCTGGAAGGCGTGGCCAGCGGCCAGATTAAGCGGCTGATGATATTCATGCCGCCCGGCAGCGCAAAAAGTACGTACACGACTGTTCTGACTCCGCCCCACCTATTTGCTCGCTTCCCAGGCTGCCAGATCATTGGCTCATCGCATACATCAGATTTGGCGGAAGACTTCTCGGGGCGCATTCAAAATGTGATCCGAGAGAACCAAGGGACGCTTGGATACGGGCTCAAAACCGAGAGCCGAGGGCGCTGGTACACCACAAACGGCGGATGCTATCTAGCCGCCGGTGTCGGTGCAGCCCTCCCAGGCTTCCGTGCTGACTGCGGCATAATCGATGACCCCGTCAAAGGACGCCAAGCCGCCGATTCGGAAGCTGAGCGAAACCGGATCTGGAATTGGTATCTTGGGGATTTCGAACGGCGCCTGACGCCTGACGCGCCAGTAATTCTGATGCACACCCGATGGAGTGAGGATGATCTTGCGGGGCGGCTCCTGGCGACCCAGGCAGATCGTTGGACCGTCCTGCGGATACCGGCGGAGGCGGAAGAAGATGACCCGCTCGGCCGCGAGCCCGGCGAATGGTTGTGGAATGATGACAGCTATGGCTACGGGGCTTCGCTTGCGGAAATCAAATCGGGGCTTGAAGCTGCTGGCGCGACGCGTGAATGGGCATCGCAATATCAGCAGCGACCACGGCCGCAGGAAGGTACGCTGTTCAAGGTAGCACGCATTGCGGTGCTCGATGCGGCGCCCTCGGGAACGAAGATTGTCCGAGCCTGGGACTTGGCGGCAACTCGGGCCGCTGGCTCCCGCGATCCGGATTGGACGGCGGGGGTAAAACTGCTGCGGACATCGGATAATGGCTTTGTCGTCCTGGACGTGGTGCGTGTGCGTGGTACGCCGGACGAGATCGAACAGACGATCGTCAACACCGCGGCGCAGGATGGCCGGACTGTTCGGATCGGCCTCCCTCAAGACCCCGGACAAGCCGGCAAGGCGCAGGTTCTCTACCTGACCCGTAAGCTCGCGGGATTTCATGTCGATTCGTCGCCCGAGACTGGCGACAAGGCAACCCGCGCTGGGCCGGTCGCGAGCCAGGTCAACGTCGGCAATGTGTCGATTATTTCGGGTTCATGGAACCGTGCGTTTCTTGATGAGATCGCGGCCTTCCCTGCTGGATCGAAAGACGACCAGGTGGATGCGCTGAGTCGCGCATTTTCGATGCTTGACCATGCGCGCGGCACCGTATTCACCGCCGCTCATCTAGCTCGGTTGCAGGGACAACTTAACACTCGCCCCGCGATGTGAAGGCGAGCGTAGTGTTATTCTCTCGGGATATGCTGGATCGGCTGCGCGGGCGGCAAAAAAGCCAAGCGCAGGCACGCCGGCCGAACCCGTTCCTGTTGCCCACGTTCGCGCCCGGTGTAAAGCCAGCCAGTCTGGCGAATGACAGTGCGGAGCGATTAAAAAACCGACAGACATGGGCCAATGACGACGCTAGCTTAGCGGTTCAAGCATTTGGGGGCACCCAAGCCTATGGCCTTGCCTGGGCCAACGGCTACGGTTTCATGGGCTACGCCTATCTGGCGCAACTGAGCCAAGTCGCAGAATATCGTCAGCTCGTCCAGACGACCGCTGAGGAAATGACGCGGGAATGGATCGAGATCAAGGCGGTTAGCGGCACAAAAAAAGCCGACAAGGTCCGCAAGCTTACCCAGATCCTGAATGATGATCTTGGGATGCGGGAGAACTGCAAAGCCTACGCCGAACAGGATGGTTATTTCGGCGTCGGGCATCTCTATCTGGACACGGGGGATACGGATAACCAGGAAGAGCTCAAGCGGTCGATCGGTAATGGCCGGGACGCGATCAGCCGAAACAAAGCGGTCAAGCTCAAGGCGGTGCGCACAGTCGAGCCGCAATGGTGCTATCCAAACGGTTATGATACGACCAATCCTCTCCGTGAGGATTGGTATCGGCCCCAGCAATGGTTTGTGAATGGGCTCGAAACTCACGCGACGCGTCTTCTGACGGGTCATCTCCGGCCCGTGCCGGACATCCTCAAGCCAGCCTACGCCTTCGGCGGTCTTGCGCTCACGCAGATGGCGAAGGCCTATGTCGAGAACTGGCTTCGGACACGCCAGTCGGTCGCCGATATCGTCTGGCGCTACACGGTCAATGTGCTGTTGACCGATCTTCAAACGCTCTTGCAAAGCGCCGGCGACAGCGAAAACATCCTGGCTCGCGTGCAGGCGCTGAATGCACTGGCAAACAACAACGGGGCTTTGGTCCTCAACAAGGACACCGAGGATTTCAAGAACATCAGTGCGCCGCTCGCCGGGCTGCATGAACTTCAAGCTCAGGCCCAGGAGCACCAAGCAGCGCCCGGGCGTATCCCATTCGTCAAGCTTTTCGGCTTTACCCCGGCTGGCCTTAATGCGTCGAGTGATGGTGAAATCCGCACATTTTACGACACTGTCCACGGCTGCCAAACAACGCTGTTCAATCCGGTGATCCGCTCCGTGCTGGATTTCGCACAACTGGCTGAGTACGGCGAGGTCGATCCGGAAATCGCTTTTGTATATCGGCCGCTCTGGCAACTCGACGCCGAACGGAAATCCGCGCTCCAGAAAACCCGCGCCGACACGCACGCAATCTATCTGACCGAAGGTGTCATTAGCGCCGAGGAAGTGCGGGAAGCGCTCTCGCATGACGATGAAAGTCCTTATGCGGGTCTTGATCTCGACCAACCGGGTCAAGCGGGCAGCGACATCGAAAACGAGAGTGAAGATGACCCGGCCGTACGCTTGGCGCATCACGTTCTCGATCTGGCGAGCGGCGACCGTGACGAAGAGGCCGAGGATCTGGCTCGACTTGTTCTGAGTGGTGGTTATCGGCAATCACCAGCAGAACGTCTCGCGCGCAACATCCATGCTATCGCGGCTTTGACGCATGATGCCGCTCTTCCATCGGGCACGCATTGGGTAACGCTCAAAAATGGTGAACATGCACTGGTAGATGGCGACGGAAATGTCGTGGCAGGCGCTGGCGGTGCGCTGTCCGGCGCCGGCGGGGGGACGAGGACCGCGCCCAATCAGGTCGGAGAGCACCATAAGGCAGCACTCAGAGCTTATACGGCCGCGGGATATCGCGAGATCAATGGTCACCTCCGCGGCGGCAAGGCAATCAGCGAAACAGCTCGGGAGCATCTCAAACAGCTCGACGATGTTTTGGGCAACGCGTCAACGCCCGAAGCGCGAACTGTCTATCGCGGGCTCGGATCACTTGCGGTACGCCAGCTTTTGGGGCCAGCGCTAACGGCCAAAAAAGGGCAAATCATCACCGATGCTGGCTTTCCCAGCACCTCGGCGGTGGAAAATATTGCCCGACAGTTCGTGCAGATAAACCCAGGGAAGAACATCTTGATGTCGATCAAGATGCCGGCAGGATCAAGGGCGCTCGACGTCAGTCAATATTCGGACAATTCGAGCGAGCGAGAGACCCTGATTGCTCGCAACGCGCGGTACAAAGTGGTAAAATTCGATCCCAAACGACGCCTGTTGGAGGTCGAACTGATGCCGCACGAGAAAGCCAAGACCGGTTCAACGGCGACGGATGCTGCCACCGACAGCCGCCGTACGGAAGAAGAAGACAAGTTCGGCTACGCGACCGCCGAGGGGCTGACGATCGCGCCCAGCGACGATCCCGACGCAGAGGATTCTGAGCGCCGCGAGGAAATGATCAGCGGCAATGTGCTTACCGTTACGGCTGTCGGATCGGGGACTGTCGTCCGGGGCGCCGCGATTTCCGGCACTAATGTCGCCGAGGGGCTGACGATCGCGCCCAGCGACGATCCCGACGCAGAGGATTCTGAGCGCCGCGAGGAAATGATCAGCGGCAATGTGCTTACCGTTACGGCTGTCGGATCGGGGACTGTCGTCCGGGGC